TTTAGCAAGGCGTGCATCCAGTGTTGCTTTTTTAAGTTGTAGATCAACCATACGTAGTTTTTTATTGATCTTTGCACTCTTAGCACTAAGTGCTGTATCAAGCATGCGACTAGCATTGCTGAATATTTCACCACTAAATCTGCTATCAACATTCATTCCCAGATCCATTAGATCCTTAAATGTATCCTGTGCAAGTTGTGCAATATCATCCATCTCCTTATCGCTAGTGTCAAGTTGTCGTACACTAGGTAGAGCTGCATCAATTTTATCTACTTTTTCAAGTGCAGATTGCATTTCAGGAACAGTATCAGTTGGAGTATTCGGAAGTACTACTTCCCTATCCTCTGCAATTATATCAGTGATCACACTGTTCTCTTCTTTTGTAATGTCAAGTTGGTTTGCTTCTGGCAAATCAAATAATTCTTCTAGTTTCTTTGTCATGTATATACTTATTTGCGTTTCTTACCTTGATGAAAAATATCATCCTCAGTAACTACTCTAAAACGCATACCTTTATGTTTACACCATTTCGCTGCTGCTTCCCACTTAGCGTGATTTACTGCAATAGTAAGTTTTTCTTTTTCTCTAGTTTTTTCAGTTAATAGAGTTTGCGATTTTGGTTTAATTTCTATAAGCTCTGCAATCTTTTGACCACGTTTATCCTGATATACAACAATAAAATCTGGTACATAAACTGTGCCTTTGCCTGTAAGAGGATTACGATATGGTATCTGCACAGCCTCACTGGCCCAACTTACAACACTTGGATGGTTGTCACAAAAGCGCATAAAAGCATGTTCCCAGCCACTGCGATACCTTGGTTCTTTATTTCCACTATATTTTTCTGTATTTGTTATTGCATATATGCCATTAGCATATTTGTTACGACTAAACATTTATATACCCGTTTGTCTCAAAACATTAGGTGAAGGAGTTAGCTCTACGTCATATCCCAATAGACTGCTTCCGCGTCTGCTTAAATTTAAAAAAGTTGGGATAGCTGATTTTAAATCGTCACTTGATTCAAATTGATCTAATACATCTAATATATACAGTCCCAGGTTATTAGCAGCTTCCACTGTAGCAGCAGTTAGTGCCGCGGCGGCTTCTTCGTTTTGGTTTGTTCTAGACATAAAAAATGATTTTGCCGCACTGTATTCATTATCTGTTAGTTGTATACCGTCATTATAATAGTTTACAAAATAGTCTTGTACTTTCTGATCAAAACTGTCTGCTGGATTTATGATTGGTAGATTTGTATCTTGACTCATTGATTATCCTCGTTTCATACCATCTAGTCTGTTTCTAATACTTTCTTTTTCGCTTTCACTGATAGATTGATCATTTAATCTAGATGCTAGTTCTATTTCTTTCTTTGCTTTTGTATTATAAACAGTTACGGCTGACTTGGTAGTATCGCTTATATTGTTAGGATTTGATATTGTTGCATTTTGTCTTATAACATTAGTAGCATATCCCAAGTCTATAGAATTACTAGAACTATCAGTATATGCAACTGAGGTAACATCAACTCCCTGGCTTGAAACTTTATTATTAAACACACCAGTTACTGTATTAGCAATGTTATCAGTAATTGTTTTTGAAGCAGATGTTACTTCTTGCTCTCCATAGCCAATCAACGGTACAAGTATATTTGTGTCAAGTTTTTGACCAGTTATAGCATTATTAGCTAGAATATTAAATGTATCCTGAAGCACGTTGCCAGTAAGTGTTTGCTTGTTACTACCAAAAATAATATCAGCATCTTTAATTGTTCCAATTAGATTTCCCTGGAACAAATCTGCAGGCTCTTGTCCTGCTACATTTACTACACTACCATTAACAAATGCTGTGTTTTCACTGTTGGTAGGTTCAATATCACTTCTTTCAACATCATAATGTATGTCACCAAATCCTTTTGGTGTTACATTGTTTACATACCCAGTAGCATATTTTACTGTTTCATATGCAAATTGTACTTGGTGTTGCATGAATCCGCTATTTGCATATGCATGTGTATCATGTCCAAAACTAGTAATAATAGGATTAACTAATGTATACTCTGCAAACTTGTGATTTTGCATACTATATATTTTTATGTTTTTAAAGAAGCGTTTGTTGCCTCTCTGAAATCCCCACTGTTGCTGAGTTCTATCACTGTACTTGTCATATGCATTGTATGCATTACTGTTTAAATCATAAGTTGCATCTGCATTATAAAATGTATAATACGTGTGCCACAAATTTCTTATTAAGTCTTTTGAATCATCATGGAATGTTGCATTAATAGGTTGATACTGCATACCATGATGACTTTGCACTTTTCTATTATACTGATTGTGTGTTTGTACATCAATACTATATTGTGGTAAGTCTATACTTTTTACAAGAATTGGTATTTCAAGTTTTGTGATGGTGTCAAATAGCGTTGCTGCTTCTGGCATGAAGTTAAACACCACATGAAATAGATGAGAACTGCGTGGCTGTAACTCATAGTTGTTGTCAACAAAAGTGCGTGACGCATGTTTAAAGTCACGCATTGAGCTATCTGTTACGATAGGTTTTAAAAAATTGTTGACACTAGCCACGGAATGCTCCTATTAGCCAGTAACTGTTTGACCTAGTGTTCTCGCTACGCTTGAACCAATACCGTCACCTAGTGGTGCTTGTACCGCATTATCAAATCTAATGTTCATAGCAACTGTTGCTGCCTCACTACTTGCATAGTTAAGATCACCGTAGTTTACACTAGTTACAAAGCAACCATAAAGTTCCCATGTTTCTAGAACGTTTGGTGTACTTGCACCGTTACCGCCATCTAGTAATTCAAAACGTGTGATAAACTTATAATCAATACCTGAACTTGCACTTGCTTGTTCCATAAAATCAAACTGCTTTTGAATTTGCTCACCTACAAGTTTAGTAACACCACCATTAACATCGTCACGTAAGTTAACTGATATTGGACTCCAGGTATGCTTACCCAATAGGTACGCTCTACTGTTGTATATTTCCATTGGAATTTCTTCAAATGTTACTTCTGGGCGAGTAATGTCAATAACTTGCTTAGTAAGCTCTGTTCTTGGTGTGCTAACACCAAAGTTTTCAAAACTTGCACGGAAGCGATATTTTAGTTTTGGCATCAACAAGCCTTGACTTGCTGCACTTTGGTCACTGTCCACTGGGACTGTAAATTTATTCAATGATGAAACTGACATCTTGTCTCTGCTCCTAATAATTATATAAAGTATTTATCGCTTTTATCAGGTAAGAATGGAGGGTATAACACCCTCCATGCTTTTTTTTCGTTGTTTAAAGTACCCTAAACAGTACTTGCCGCCGCGATATTGCCATTTGCAATTTCGCCAGTGTTCTTGAGTCTAATTGGAATAAAGATAAACTCAGCAGCCTTACTAGGCTCAATTGCAACATCTACATATAACTCATTGCGGTCAATTCTATCTGCTGTATTGTTTGTTTCATCACAAACAACCAAATAATCAAATATACCACGCTTTGCTACTAGATCGTTCAATGTCTGCTCAACCTGTTGCTTTAGTTCATCACGTGTAATCTTATCGTTTGGTTCAAATACATAACCTAGTGCAATGTTCTGCAACTGTTGTCTTAGATAACCAGTAAGTCTTGCTACATTAATACGATCCAATGCACTTGGTGTAGTAGCACGTGACTTGTTACCGTAGTTAAGAATGCCACTTCCATTAAAGAATGCAATTGGATTAACACGATTAGTATACAGTGTATCGCGTAGACTTTCTCTAATGTTATCTTGTACAAAAGATCCTGTTACGCTATTAACAAAACCAATACTTGAAATGTTATCTACTAAGCCGCGGCGTGTGCCTGCTGGTGCAAACCACTGGAACGCTTGGTCATCACTACGTGCAATAGTACGTAGCATTGCGTGACTTGGTGGGACAACAATAGTATTTCCACTTAGGTCAGTTGATTGACCACTTGGATAAAATACTGCTAGATATGGATCACTAGTTACTAGTCCATCTTCGTTATTGTCAGCAGCACTTGCTGAATTTGTAGCCCAGTTTTCAACTGCTGTACTTGTTGCAGCCAAACGTATTGGTGAATCACCAACTACAA